ATGCAAAAGAAATATATAAAAGTAGAGCATCCAAGAAAACAGTTGTTAGAATTGATATTAAAGGGTGATACATCTGATGGTGTACCCAATGTATTATCAGGAGATAATGTGTTCGTAGACGGTGAAAGACAAACGCCATTACGTAAGCCAATTATGGAAGCGTTAATGGAAGATCCCTCATCTCAGGGTCCTGAAGTTCTACGGAATATTCAGCGCAATCGTAGACTCATCGATCTAAGCTCGACACCCAAAGAACTACAAGAAGAAATTCTAAATCAGTTCACATTTCAAGATAGATATGATAATAGAGGCAAGGTTTTCCCATTCCTTGTAGAAAAACGTTGCAGACGTTTAATAGATGATATTAAGGATTTTATTTAATGGTTGAAAAAGTTTCGTTACAAGTCCACGAGATTATTGATAAAGCACGAAAGGCTAAATCTCGTAAGGATAAGATTGAGGTACTACAACAGTATGAATGTTGGGCATTAAAGGATGTTCTACGTGGTACGTATGATGATTTAGTAAAATGGAATCTTCCACCTGGCACACCGCCGTATGAGCCAGCAAAAGAAGAAAGCATTCCGTCGTCATTGCATAAACAACATACAAAGTTTAAGCATTTTGTTTCTGGTCTTGCCGGTGACAAGTTACCAGCCGTTCGTAGAGAACGACTCTTTATTGAAATGTTAGAAGCGATTCACCCCGCCGATGCCGAGCTTCTAATCGGCATGAAAGATAAAGAAAATATAGGAGGTGGCATTACGAAGAAATTGGTTCAAGAGGCTTTTCCAAAACTTATAGTAAAATAATAAAAAATAGGAGATTGCATGACCGCTCAGTTTGAAAGACTCGAACAAGATGTCGTTGAACTAGAAACTTATATTCAAAAACTCAGAAATAGAAAGAGAGTGGATGATGGTTTGATTAGTAAATTAACCAAGAAAAAAGAGTTTTTAATAAATCATATAACTGAGAAACAATTAACAATGCAATAGGAGATTTGCCGGCTGGGTTAATCTCCAGCCGGATATCAAGGATATAATATGCCAACTTACACATTGAAAGATAATAAGACAAATGACCACTGGGATGTTATTTGTTCATATAATGAATTACAAGTTATACTTGATGAGATGCCTAATGTCAGTCAAGTTTTATCAGCACCACGAATAGTGGGTGGAGTTGGTAGTTTACAATCTAAAGTTCCAAGCGGATTTAAGGACGTATTGAGTAGAGTAAAATCAGGTTCTGGTAGAGATAATTCGATTAACACATAATGGCAAAAAATAATTCTTTAACCGTAAAGCTCGATGACCTAATGGAATACGAGCCAATCACGCTGAATCAACAAACAGCATTCGAAACTTGGGACGAAGGAGATAACTTAGTCTTAGCAGGATCTGCAGGCACAGGTAAGACTTTTATTGCCATGTATATGGCTCTCGAAGAGATGCTAGATCCAGACAACTATTATCGCAGAATAATTATTATTCGTTCTGCAGTACCGACCAGAGATATGGGATTTTTACCCGGTACGGCCGAAGAAAAAAAGCAAATGTATACACTCCCTTATCGTAACATTTGCAGTGAATTATTTAATGATAAAACATCTTGGGGTAAAATGACTACAGCTGGTCAGATCCAGTTTGAGTCGACATCGTTTATTCGCGGTGCTACATTTGATGATTCAATTATTATTGTAGACGAAATGCAGAACCTAAACTTTCATGAACTAGATTCTGTAATTACTCGAGTTGGTCGTAATTCACGTATTATTTTCTGTGGCGATTATCGTCAAACAGATTTTAGGTTTGAAGATGAAAAAGAAGGTATCTTTAAGTTTATGAAAATTATGGAACAGATGAAAGATTTTTCAATTGTCCATTTTGGCTGGGATGATATCGTTCGCTCTGGTATGGTAAGAGATTATATTATGACAAAAGAAATGTTGGAGATAGAATAATGGTAGAAATTTGGGGAACATCTACATGCCCGTTCTGTGAACGAGCGAAAGATCTCTGTAAGCAATATGACTTACAATTTAAATACGAATTGATTGATAGTCAAGAAAAACTTGCAGAATTGCATGAAAAGGCACCTGGTACTCGAACGGTTCCTCAAATTTGGTGGAATGACAAGTATATCGGTGGTTATACCGAGCTTGCACAAGAAATAGAAAATACTCGTAATTTCGGACAGGAAAATATCTAATGGCTAAGTTTAGTCGCTTTGATTCTCGTAATAAAAAACGTGGAAAACATAAGCATGAATCACAAGAACGTGATCTCAAAATTAAACACATTAACAAACCTTCGAAATATAAGATTGATGCTAAGCTATATAATGAAAAGACTTTTACACAAGAGCAAAAGGCTCTTTAGATATATCGAACGTATAGCTATTGCACTTAGCGTTCTCCTAAATGTAATTTTAGGAGGCAGTTCGAATCAGACTTTATCAGCTAGACAATATCAACGTAAACGCAACGGCAAAATTAATATTGTATGGCTAATAGACTCAATATTCTTTTTTGATCCAGAGCACTGTATGATGTCATGGTTATATTGGAATACTCATATTAATGTGCGAAAATTTAAAAATAACTATTTACATCGTACTCGAGATATGGTAGAATACAAGTATAATGATGGAGAAAGGATATTACATGAACAACCTCGACAAAGTGATCTTGACAGACTGCGACGGAGTCTTACTTAACTGGGAATATGCATTTACTACTTGGATGGAACGCCATGGATATGTGGTAGATCCTAAGAATCCGAATGCATATGACGTAGGTGAGCGCTACGGTCTGCTGAATCGTAAGAAGAAAGAGCTAGTAAAGTTCTTTAACGAATCATCAGCGATAGGGTTCCTCCCTCCTCTTCGTGATGCTATGTACTATGTCGACTTGTTGCATCGTAAACATGGATATGTTTTCCATATGATCACTTCTCTATCATTAGAACCCACGGCTCAAGAGCTTCGTATCAAAAATACTAAGAAGCTTTTTGGTGAGACAGCATTTGAACGGTTTATCTTTTGTGATACAGGTGCTGATAAAGACGAAGTTCTTGAGCCATATCGTGATAGTGGTCATCTATGGATCGAAGATAAAGTAGAGAATGCTGAGTTAGGTGTTTCGCTTGGTCTCGAATCACTATTGATCGAACATGCTCATAACATGAACTATGACAATGGAATTCCACTAATGGCAAATTGGAGTGAAGTTTATGACTACATCGTTGGCTGAACTATTACGACTACGATCTGAGTTTGAGTCTATTGTATCTTATCGTAAGACATTTGATTTACCTGATTATAATAGCGATATAGATAGCTTATATTATTTCATTGATAATGGTGCAAAAAAGAATCGTTTTCGTAAGCGATTTAAAGAGGCAATGGAAATTGCCAATAAGATTATAGAAAGTTATGAGAATGAAACAACTGATCTATCAAGTTTACACAGGTAAACGATCTAAGCTATACGATCACTGTACTCAATCCGTCAAAGAATATGCTAAACGTATCGGCGCTGACTATGAATGTCAGCGCACACCTATTTTAATGATAAAGCCAGATCCGTTTACGAATCAGCGTGAAGGTAAAACAGGCGGTTGGAAAAAACTTGGTTATTTGCCAATATTTGAAAAAGAAAATGCCTTTACATACCTTAGATCCTATGATCAAGTGGCAATTATTGATGCTGATGTTTGGATTCGTCCAGAGTGCAATGAGTCTATATTTACTGACGCAGGCACTGATTGTGACTTTGCTGGTGTCTTAGAACGTGATATGCCAATTACGCCACAATATACACGTAAGATCGCAAACTATTCTCGTATGCAATATGGTATGAACCCTATCAATAAATTATTTGATTGGAAATGTCCAAAAGGCTGTGGTGCAGATTTTTATAATATGGGCATTATGGTCTTAAATAAATCTATCTCAAAATATTTGAATGGTGAAACGCCAAAGCAATTCTTATCTCGTCCACGATTTAAGCCATTTGTAGATGGAATGGGCGCATGGAAATGGTCAACTGATCAGACTCTATTGAATGTATGGGTCAAAGAAGAAAAAATGAAGGTAAATAATCTACATTGGAAATGGAATGGATTATACACTGCAAGCGAAAAGATCAAAGACTGTAACTTTGTACACTTCTTCTTAAAGGATAAGTTACCTAGTCAAGGTGAGAATATAGAAGAATTAATGAAAGTTGTAGAATGAAACGTCTCATATACCAGGTTTATATCGGAAAAAGAAATAAACTTTATAACCATTGTACTCAATCTGTAAAAGAATATGCTGAAAGAATAGGTGCTGATTATAAAGTACTTAATCACGCAATATTAAGAATTAAGCCAGATATTTTTACAACAAATAGAAATCCGCAAGCTTGGGAAAAGTATGGCGGATATATGCCTATTTTTGAAAAAGAAAATGTCTTTGATCATTTTGATGATTATGATCAATGCTGTGTAATTGATGCTGACATTTATATTAGACCAACAGCACCAAATATATTTGATGAAATGCCTGATGACTTTACGGTAGGTTCTATATATGAATGTGATTTGCCGATTAATGATCGTTATGCAAATCAGATTAAAAATTACTCAACTAAATGCTGGGAAAATTACAGACAGTATGATTGGAATTTTAAACCAAGAACTGGTGGTGAATTTTTTAATTCTGGTGTTATGTTATATAATACTGTCAAAATGAAAAAAGCACTAAATGGTATGTCACCTAAAGAATTTTTATATCAACCGATGCTTAAAGATTTTATCGATGGTACTGGGCACTTAAAATGGCAATCAGATCAAATGACGTTGAATTATTGGTTCAAAGCAAAAAATATACCAGTATTTAGATTAAATTGGAAATGGAATGTTTTGTTCACTGCAGTACCAGATGAATACATGAAAAAGGGGCATTTTATACATTTCTTTATGAAAGATAAATTGCCTAATCGTGGTGAGAATGTAGAGGAGCTTATGAGCCGTGTTTGATAAAAAATTATTTATTCATATTCCTAAATGCGCAGGAATGACTATTCGTCGTAGTCCGATGTTAGGAGATAAGATTATTGTGGCTGGCCCAAATGCGCACAAGTCACCTGCATATACAAAAGCAGTTCTGAACCAAATGAATTCTATTGGTGATCATCATGGTTTTGAGCATGCAAGATGGAGAGATGTTAAGGCTACTATTCGCCAAGGATATCAGGCTTTTGCTGTTGCTCGTAATCCATGGGATCGAGTAGTATCTCGTTATTTCTTTGCTCGTAAAACTACTTTTGTTGAAAAGAAAGATGATGCTCCTATCGGTAAATATAAGCTAGATTCATTTGAACATTTTCTTGAAGAACGTGACGAATGGGGTGGTCAACCATATATGTGGCATCGCGCTATTCGGGGTTGGTATCCAGCTTTTGATCATGTTACTGATGGCAAAGGAAATCTAATGTGTGATATGATGCGCTTTGAAAAACTAAACGAGGATCTTTGTGCTTATTTTAAAATTCCTTCAATGTCTCGAGCTCGGAATGTCACGGCATTGAATGAAGGCACATATAAAGATTTATATACAGATAAAACAATTCAACTTGTAGCAGATTGGTATAAAGAAGATATTGATATGTTTGGTTATGATTTTGATACTGGCGCGCAAAAAAACTATTGGAGTATAACAAAATGATGGGACATCCCAATAACACCGATTCAGTAAATATATTAAAATTAATTGAACCTAATACAATAGGAGCTGAAATTGGTGTTTGGGAAGGAAGCACCTCAATTCAAATAGTTAAAAAGTGTAATCCTAAAAAACTGTATTTAGTAGATCCTTATTCAATACGTGGATATATTCCTGCAGATGAAGCAAATGATCCTACATTTAGTTATGAAAAATATTATAATAATTATGCAAAATTAACTGGTGGAAAATCTGAACAACATTTTGAAAAATATTATGATGGAGTGTATAATCGCGTAGTTGATAGGTTTAAGCCTTATAAAAATGTAGAGATCTGTCGAATGAATTCTACCGATTGGTTTAATTCCTTTGACGGTGAAAAACTAGATTGGATTTATATCGATGGAGATCATTCTTACACTGGCGTAATCAACGACCTAGAAAATTGTTTAAAGGTACTAAAACCAAATGGTGTGATTTTAGGTGATGATTATAAATGGGGAAGTAAAGGAGATAAAGGCGGTGTAAAGAAAGCAGTTAATGAATTTGTTGCAAAATATAATTATAATTTAGAACAACACGGTAAAAATCAATTTAAGATACAGCTATGAATAGATCTATAAAAGAAGCAACTTACAATGAAAACTTTGGCAGAACTATTTGCGAAGTACATAGAGAAATCTATGATATAATCTGTACTGAACTTGATAATCATCCAGCATTTGAAGATATTGAAGTCAGACTTGATGAAGCATATACTATGGCTAAAAAAATGGATGCAAAACTTAGACAATACGCACATAACTATGATGATGGTTGGTGGGAGCAGGAAAAGAAATCTGTAATTAAAGATAAATTAAAAAGGCGTAAAGCTCGTTAATGAAAGTCCAGATTACATATGTCGATTCAGTTAAAGCTTCGGTTAGTCAGGCAAAAGAGTCATTAGATTCTTTTAAGAAATACAATTGGGATGCTGAATTAAATAAAGGTATTACGCCAGATACTTTAAATGAAAATGATTTTCCATATTCAAATACAGTAAGTAGCAGATTTCACGATTTTTCTCAGCAAAACGCTAGAAAATATAAAGTTAAAAAAAGTTGTCTATTTAATAATTTACATTTCTGTAAAAAGGTGATAGAATTAGATCAGCCAATGGTTTTTGCGGAGCACGATGCTATTTGTATAAATTCTTATTCTGGATTTGATTTCGACGAATTTTGTTTTTTATCATACGAATATGCATTTTTACCTCCTACTAGTTTGGCTAAACATTCAAGGCTAAGAAACTATAAACAAATTTTTATTGAAGGTGTGCATGATTTTCCAGATGATTATCCATTAAAATATCATAAAAATAATCTTTATAAAAACTACATAATGTCTCCTGGCACTGCAGCATATGCGTTAACACCAAAGGGCGCAAAGAAAATGCTACAGGCAGCTGAACATAATGGTTTAGAGCAATCTGACTTTATTTACAATACGTACAATATCAGAATGCAATACGTTTATCCTAGCCCAGTAAAATATAATACTACTAATTTGAATTTGAGTCATAAATTATGAAAGCTTATTGTATAGCACTTACAGAAAACCAAGAATCGATGACTGGATTAAATCGATTAATCGAATCATCGTTTAAAGTTGGTAATAAGTTTGAGATTAAACACTTTGATGCTGTAACTCCAGATCAAGTCGATACATTACTACGATCATTTCAAATCGAATGGAACTATCCATGGCAAGGAATCGTAACCGATTTTGCGACTGGCCTAATAAAGTCTGCATATGTAACTCGTAATCCTAAAGCTCGTATTGCATGTGCACTGAGTCATTATATGTTATGGCAAGATTGTGTTTATAATGATGAACCATTTCTTATCTTAGAACATGACGCATATTTCCAACAACCATTAAATTTTGATATTAACGATACTGGATTTGATATTATTGGTATTAACAATCCATTAGGTTGTACACGTAGAGCTCGTGAATATTATCAAAATATTATTGATTCGACTAAACAATATATGCCATCTCCATGGATTGATAAACGTACTGTGCCTCAAGGGCTTGCAGGAAACTCCGCATATATAATTAAACCAAGCGGAGCTAAACAACTTCTTGATTTAGTTAAAGAATTTGGATTATGGCCTAATGATGCACTGATGTGTAGACAACTTGTGCCTAAGCTTGGTGTATCTCGTACATTCTATACAACACGCCAGAATTTAAAAAGTACTACGACACTATGAAAAATTATGTAATCACAATTGGTGATATCGAGCAATCAGTAAAAGCAGCTAATAGATGTATCTCATCTGGCAAACGCTTTGAGTCTAAGATTGAAAAGTTTGATGCAGTTACTCCACGCAATACAAACGTAGAAGAGAAGCTAAAAGAGCTTGGCTTGCCGATGGATAGCTTTGCTGAAAAATATTCTCGGATGCCAAATTGTATTGCTGCGTTTTTATCTCATTTTACACTATGGGATATGTGTCGTGAGTCGGGTGAAGAGTTTCATATTTTTGAGCATGATGCAATCTTAGTTGATTATCTTCCAAATAATATTCAATATAATGGGTGCATTAGCTTAGGAAAACCGTCATATGGTAGTTTTAGAATACCACCTATCTTAGGTGTGAATACGCTTTCATCTAAGTTCTATTTTCCTGGTGCGCATGCTTATAGATTAAAACCCAAAATGGCAGATATGTTAATTCAAGAGGCATATAACTCTGCTGCACCAACTGATGTGTTCTTAGACATACGTAGATTTCCTTTCTTACAAGAATTTTATCCATGGCCAGTCGAAGTAAGAGAATCATTTACTACTATTCAAAAAGTCGATGGATGTTGGGCTAAACACGGATTTAATAATGAATACAAAATTATCTAAGCTTTTTATTACTGGCTGTGATAGCAATACACGCTGGCAGCTAGATTGGTTCAAACAGAATTTTTATAAACACAATCCTGATGCTGAGCTATATGTCTATGATTTTGACACAGCCTTTCCAGAAGAACAACGTTGGTTTAAAAAACCATTTGCTATGATTAATGCATCGAAGAAGGCCGATAGAGTATGTTGGCTTGATACTGATATCGAAGTGCGTGGTAATATCAATGAAATCTGGAATCATATTGAACCAAATAAATTATCAATGGTAATCGATCAGCCATGGACTATGAGACGTAAAGAGACTTGGCATAATAGTGGTGTCGTGGCCTTCGAAGGAACACCATCTATTCTAATAGATTGGGCATCTGCTACTACACGTGTAGATCAAAGGCCAAACCCGATGTTTGGTGATCAAGATGTATTACATGCTCTTGTCAAAGAAGGCATGAAACGTATGATACATATAGAGGATCTACCAAAAATTTATAATACTCTAAGATTAGATTTGCTAGATTCGACAGCTCCCAAAAATATTAAACTTATGCATTGGACTGGTGCAAAAGGTAAAGAGGAAATTAAGAGGCAGATGAATGGCTAAAGTAGCTCATATTATTGGTAATGGCGATATGGCTGCAATGTATAAACCCTCTAAAGGTTTGAAGATTACTTGCAACGTACCACCATTTGAAGTGAATAACATTTTTGCTACAGGTATCGTAGACTTTAAAATGTGCAGAGCTATTCATGAAGGCAGCGTATCTCCTCCATCTGAATGGGTTTGTGGATTTAGGCCAAAGATGTATAGCGAGAAAAATCCTGATTGGTATATGAAGCATTCATATAGAATCAAAGAGTTTTATACAGTGTTGCCTAAGTATTGCATGAAGCCTGGTGAGAACCAAGGCCAAGGCTATACTAATTTTAATTGCGGTCATTTTGTTACACATTGGGCAGCAAATAAGTTACAATGTGACGAGATCCATATGTATGGATTTGACTCTATCTTTGATTTTACATCACGAAGCTTTACTGATATGATTCTAAACTCTGATAGGGGTAATACAAATAGCTTAAGACTAATGGACAACTGGCGTCCTATTTGGCCAAAACTATTCTCAGAGTTTTCTGACAAACAATTCGTATTGTATCATAAGCATGCGAATGCCAAAGAAAAACTTCCAGAAAATGTAGAAATTCGCACAAAAAACTAGTTTACAAATTAAATCATATAGTATAGAATACTTTTATGATTATTATTGATTTTGAAACTAAGTGTGCAAAGTACCGTAAGCGTGCTATAGAGGATGCAATTATGTTTGCTTCCTCTCAAATGCTTTCTCGTATTCGTAAACCAGTTTATATAAATATTCGTACGATACGTAAGTTGGCAGAAAAGCAAGGAGTTTACGGCGACTGTATGGATGAAGGAGATCGTGAGTTTACGATCCGCATCGATGTATCACTTCCCCTCGATGAAATGATTAGTACAATATTGCATGAGATGGTTCATGTGTGGCAATACGTCTCTAAACGTATGGTTCAGAATTGGGTGCATGAGGTACGATTTGCAAAACAAGTTTATAGCACAGATATGCCGTATGATGATAGACCTTGGGAAATTGAAGCGCATCGTAAAGAAAAAGAACTTAAGGAATTATTCGATGTCGAAAGAGGAAATAAGAAAAGCTTGTTTCGACCTAGTCGATGACAGTATTAATATGTGTGTGCCGTGGTATCTTATGGCCGCATATGCGTACTACGTTGAAGATGACCCGATTCTAGAAGATAGGGATTTTGATTTCTTAGCTAAGAAGATGTTGAAAGACTGGGACGAAATTACTCATATTCATAAAGAATGTGTAAACAAAGATATGTTGGAAGCAGGCACCTATATCGGTGATTATCCGACTCGTATTAAAGGAGCATTGGCCAGTGTCAGAGAAGCCTATCGATGATCCTTGTGATGATTGTAGTGATGTGAATGTTTTGAATGGATGGATATATTATGACAGTAGTAGAATGCGCGAGAAGAATAATGGAGAAGGACTGGGAGGGAATAGAAGCGGTAGATATCAGGACTCTCGGTTACGCAATGATAATGGTTGATGCAGTGACAAAATAAAACTTTTTTGAAAAAAATTACAAGTGATTGATTTAGTTACATTTTATTCGGCGCTTTTTTGTGTACATTTGCTTTTTAATAGTGTAGGATAGATATATCAAATGAAGGAGAATACTATGGCTTTTGAATCACTAATCAAACTTGCAGACGAATACAAAGCGATCGCTAATAGCTTGACTCGCGTAATGGACGCAGACTTGAAGCGTTGTTATCTAGATGATGTCGCAGTTATCGAAGCTGTATCGTTCAATCTTACTATGGGTCAGCGTTTGAAAGCATTCGCTATTTTAGACGAAGCAGATACTGCTATTCGTGAGTCAATCGAAGTCGCTCTAATGCAATATCCTGATGTCTATAATGACTGGAAAAAACTAGGTGGAGGTGTAGTATAATGACATTTTTCTCAGAAATTTTATTTATCGAAAATGAATCTGATCGTATCAATGCATTGCCTGCTCAAGGTGAACAGTCTATTATGATTCAATCAGACATGAAGAAGTGGGGCCAAAAAGAAGGTCTATGGCCACAAATCAATTACCATAGAATCATAGAAGCACACGCTGAAGATCGCGGTTGGATGCAAGAAGGTTTTACTGGTTTAGAAATGCCTCATGAGGAGGAAGTATAATGGGATATGTTGAGTATGAAGGTAAAAAGTTTGATGCCCGCCATGGAGGCCCTTTCGACCGGGGAGCGGCTGATAGTTACTACGGCCGTCCTGTTAAGCCTCATTTTTTTACTGGCGGAACTAACGATTCTATTCTAGTTCCTAAGTATGGAATGTCAAAAGAAGCAATTGCTGATTATTATGCTGGTTATGACTGGAACGAAGAAATGGGCTATAAGAAGGAGTGGTAATATGTTACTAACAACTGAAACTCAAGGACATATGGTTCTTGATATCATGGCTAATAAATGGCATTTGCCTTTTATAAACGGTAAAGCTAATCGTGATAATATCGAAGATAATATTATTGCTGGCATGTATGCTAAAGTATTGCCTGCAATGGAACAAGATGATGTCGATATGATCATTAGTCTTGTTGATGAAATGGTCACAGAATTTACAAGGGATACTGACAAATGATGAAAACACTAACATTTACATTAGCGCTAGCAGCTTCGGCTGCAGCTGCCGATAAAGTCGATCGTATTAAAATTTACGATCATAATAAAACGATATATACGAATGTACCAATCACTGACACATTTTGTCGTGATGTACAAATGCCGATCTATGAAAATGTCCAGCGACAAGGTAGTGCGGCCGAAGGTGCATTAGCTGGTATGATTATTGGTGGTATTCTTGGTAAAGGAATATCAGGTAAAGATGATGGTGCAGCAGCAGGTGCTGTGATTGGTGGATTAATTGGCGCCGATAAAGGCGGACAAAATAAATCAGAACGGCGCATTATAGGGTATCAAATGGTTGAAAAATGTGATACAATGAACACATATCAACAAGTTGAAAAAGAAGTTTATAGCCATTCTACTATTCGCTTCTATTTGAATGGCAAACGTTACGTAGTAGAGTTTATTCGTTGAAACAGGCATATGAAAAATACCTGATAATCGATTATGGAGCAGGTTACGATTATGAAGAGATTGAAGTATTACCTCAACGTAAAAAAGTAAATCGTTTAGGTGTTACTTACAAATATTCTAAAGTTCGTAAGAAGTTTCTAGGATTGATTCCATACACGAAGTGGTTAAATCAAGATTACATTGTATGGTATCCTGAAGAGACAGTAGAATACTATGAGTGTAGTTGTGAAGAATATAAATGACTCCTTAGCTCAGCTGGATAGAGCAAGTGCCTTCTAAGCACTAGGTCGTGGGTTCGAATCCTACAGGGGTCGCCAATCTCGGTATAGCGCAGTCTGGTAGCGCACTTGTTTTGGGTACAAGGGGTCGTTGGTTCGAATCCAGCTACCGAGACCAGTTAAAATCCACCTAAGAGTCTGCAGCTCTTGGAATGGTGAGTG